GCATGGACGAGGCCAACCGCGGCGACTTCGCAAAAGCCAAGTGGGCCAAGCCAACCAGCATGACCGGCCCAGTCACAACCAACGAGACGCAGCGGCCCAGCAACAAGTCCACTGCTTTCGTTCGCCTGACCACCCGGTACGTGGACATGGGCGCCAGCAAGATCTCCGAGATTGCGCTGCCGATCAACGACAAGGCGTTCAGCCTGTCGCCAACGCCGGTGCCCGACCTGATCGAGCAGGAGAAGGATTTCTCAGTCGTCACCGGGCCGGACGGCCAGCCGGTGTGGCGCGACGCGGTGCCTGCTGACCTGGAGCGCCTGGGCGCCAACCCTGCGGCGCAGTTTCTGGACCCGGCTGGCATGCAGGTGCCGCTGACCAAGGCGGACTACGCCGGCGCGGTGATGCGCAAGGCCAAGAAGGCGGCCGAGAAGGCCGAGAAGCGCATCTTCGACTGGATGCTGGAATCGCGTTACCCGATGCAGATGCGCAAGGTGATCTTCGACGGCGCGCGCATCGGCGTGGGAGTGCTCAAGGGGCCATTCCCGGACGTTCGCACCCGCAAGTCGTTCGCGGCTGCGGGCGGGGTTGGCAAGCTCAAGATCGTCCAGAAGATCGCCCCGGCGTGCAAGTGGATCGACCCGTGGAACTTCTACCCTGCGGCCAACTGCGGCGAGGACATCCAGGAGGGCGACTACTGCTTTGAGCGCGACTTCCTGTCCACCTCAAGCCTGAAGAAGCTCAAGCAGGTTCGCGACCACGAGGGCAAGCCCGTCTACCTGGCCGCGCAGATCGACAAGGTGATTGCCGAAGGCCCGGAGAAGTGCAACACGGACGCCTACGATGCGCGCAACCCGGTCGGCNNGACCAGAAGAATCGGTTCTCGATCTGGCACATGACCGGCGTGCTCTCTCGCGAGGACATGCAGGTGCTTGGCGCCCCGGCGGTCGACGAACTGCCTGAGGAAGTCTGCGAGTGCTTCTGCATCGTGAGCATGGTCAACGACACGGTGATCCGCGCCACGCTCAACCCGCTGATGGAGACCGGCCACCTGCCGTATCGCGTCTTCCCATGGTCGCGCCGCGCGGGGCACTGGGCCGGCGTCGGTGTGGCCGAGCAGGTCGACCTGCCTCAGAAGATGGTCAACGGCGGCACCCGCGCGTGGTTGAACAACGCGGGCATCTCCTCAGGCGTTCAGATCTTCATCGACCAGTTCAAGATCACGCCGCTCGACGGATCGATGGACATCACGCCCAACAAGGTGTGGGGCGTCACCGCCGAGGGGATGTCCGATGACGTGCGCAAGTTCATGCAGGTCTTCGAGATCCCGAACCGCGGCAAGGAGTTGATGGAGATCATCAACTACGCCATGAGGCTCGCCGAGGAACTGAGCAACATCCCGCTGGTGTCCCAGGGCCAGGTCGGTCCGAACGATCCGCAGACCTTCGGCCAGGCTGAGCTGCAGAACAACAACGCGAACACGCTGCTGCGCCAACTGGCCTACTCGCTTGACGATCACGTCACCGAGCCGCTGGTGGACGACTTCTACGAGTGGTTGCTACTGTCCCCCGAAGTGCCGGACGACGAGAAGGGCGACTTCGACATTGACGCCCGCGGCTCCGTCACGATGGTCGAGAAGGCGATCCAGGAGGCCACGCTGGTCAACATGCTGGCACTGGCGCTGAACCCGGCCTACAAGCAGGACCCGGAGAAGGTCTTCCGCGAACTGCTGAAGGCCAAGCGCATCGACCCGGACAAGACGGCGCTCACGGACGAGCAGATCGCGCAGATGACGAGCCAGCCGCCGCCGAAGGCGCCGGCCGTCGAGGCCGCGCAGATCCAGGCGGCCAGCCGCGAGAAAGTGGCCGCCCTACAGGCGCAGACCGCCGAGCGCCGCATGCAGACCGACATCGACCGCGATGCCGTGTACGAGCAGTCCCGCCGCGACATCGTGGCCATCACCGCAAAGTCTGCCGAGGCCAAGCGCCTGCAGGACTACCAGCTCGCGCTGGCCAAGTACGCCAACGACCGCCAGATCACGCTTGACCAGGCCAAGGTGGAGCTCACCAAGGCAGCGATGGAACTGCAAACGCAGGTCCGGCTGGCCACGAGCGGGACCGGCAAGGCGCCCCAGGTGGCCACGCCAGCCATCGAGCCTGTTGGCCGGGCGCCGGACGGTGAGGCATTCCAGCGATGACGCCACCCGAGCGATTCGCGCTGTCCGATTCGGACAAGGTGTCGCCGACTTGGCTGCGCCTGAAGAAACACCTGCAGGCCCGAGCCGAGGCCCTGCGCAACGAACTGGAGCAGGACCTGCCCGAGGATCGGACCGCCAAAGTGCGAGGCCGCCTGGCAGAAGTCCGCGCGCTCCTGTCCGTCGAGAAGGATCCGCCGCCCACGTGACGGCATCGTTGGCAGCCGACTGAGACACGCCGGCTGCTCTGGTCGTGCGCCGCAACGCGCACTTGTTCATGGAGCAATCAATGTCTGGAGAGACACAGGACGCTGACATCGGCAGCGAGGAACAGGATTCTGACTTCGACTCTGGTTTTGCCGGGGCCGCGACGGAAACGCCGCTGGACCAAGGCCAAGGAGGCGAGTCTGATCCCAAGCCTACCGAGCCGACACCGGCCGCCACATCGACCCCCGAAATCGTCAACCTCACGCGCGAACAGTTCGAGCGCCTGAACACCGCTGCCGACAAGCTCAACGAGCTCGAAGCAACGGTTCGCAAGCAGTTCGACACGGCGTTCGGCGGGATGGGTGCGCTCAAGCAGAAGCTGGAGAGGCTGCAGACGGAAACGCCCGCAGGCCAGCCGATCGAACTGAGCGAGGACGACTTCCAGGAGCTGCGCGAGGAGTACCCGGAACTGGCGGATCACACCGTCGCCGGCCTGCGCAAGATCTTCGGTCGGTTCAAGGGAACCGGATCGGCATTCGACGCCGAGACCTTCGACAAGAAGGTCAACGAGCGAGTGAGTGCCGCTGTCAGCGAGGCGCGACGCGAGACGCTGGAAGTCATGTTCCCTGACTGGGAGCAGGAGGTCCGCACGGAAGCTTTCGGCAACTGGCTCAACGGCCAGCCCGACGACGTGAAGGCCTTGGCCGCGTCCGACAAGGTGACCGACGCCGCGCGCATGCTGCGCCTGTACGAAAAGGCCAAGGTGGCACCGCCGCCTGCCAGAACCCAGACACCGGCCCCGAACAGGGCCTTTGCACGCACGACTGCAGCAGCCGTGCCCCCGCGAGGCGACGGCGGTCATCCGCCCGGTCCGAGCGAGGACGACGACTTCGAAGCCGGCTTCAATTCCAGACACCGATCCGGATAGAGCCGATCACAGAACCCCGCAGGACAGGCCCGCAGATGCGGGCTTTTTTGTTCCTGCCCGCATAGGAGGTCATCATGACCGTTCAAACCTTCGCCCTCACCCCTGGGCGGATCAACAAGTTCAAGGGCCAGATCCTGGCTCACGCCGTTCCGCTCGAAGTGCTCGGCAAGACTGGCCGCCAGGTCAAGCTGCCGCGCAACAACAGCGACACCTACGTCGCGCGTCGCTGGCTGCCCTACGGCGCCACCTCGACCGACGCCAACACGATCAACCGGTTCTTCCAGAACGGCACCGGCGACCGCGGCAACGCTGTCGTGCAGGCCAACCAGATCTCGGAAGGCGTCACGCCGTCGCCCGAGTCGATCACGCCGCAGGACATCACGGTTGTCGTGCAGCAGTACGGCTGTCTGTACGGCTTCACCGACAAGACCTACGACCTCTACGAGGACGACATCCCCGCGGCCATGATCGAGCAGATCGGCGAGCGCGTGACGTTCGTCAACGAGATGATCGTCTGGGGCGCGCTGCGTGCCTGCACGAACCAGTACTACGGCGGCACCGGCACCAGCCGCGCCACCGTGAACGGTGCGCTGACGCTGGGCATGGTGCGCAAGATCGCTCGCAACCTGCAGGCCAACCACGGCAAGCCGGTCAACAGCGTGCTGTCGGCCAGCGGAAACTACGGCACCGACGCCGTGGCCGAGGGCTACACGGTGTACTGCCACACCGACATGGAGCCGGACATCCGCGATCTGCCCGGCTTCGTGCCGGCGGAGAAGTACGCCTCTGGCAAGCCGATGCCCAACGAAATCGGCAAGTGCGAGCGGTTCCGCTTCATCACCAGCCCCGACCTGCCGTCCATCCAGGACGCCGGCGCCGCAGTGGGCTCCACCGGCCTGCAGTCCACCTCGGGCTCCAACATCGACGTGTACCAGTTCATCGTCACGGCGAAGGACGCCTGGTCGCAGATCGCGGTGCGCGGCAAGGAGTCGCTGGACCCGACCTACCTGCCCCCGGGCCAGAAGTCCAAGAGCGACCCGCTGGGCCAGCGCGGCTACGCAGGCACCATCTGGTGGAAGGCGGTCATGCTGGAGAACCAGGGCTGGATGGCTGTCGGCAACGTGGGCATCCGCACCCTGAGCTGATGAGCGCGGGCCGGGGGTGACTCCGGCCCCGTTCCAACCAAGGAACTCACCATGCTTGGCACCATCGCCCAATGGCTGGCGGGAGTGAACGATGTTCGCACCCGCCGCAATCTGCAGCAGGTTCTCAACCCGATTGGGGACCGCATTTCCAGCCACTGCCTGACCTCTGCGGGTCTCGCAATCAAAGCCGGCGGCAGCGCCGTCGTGAAGGCGGGCTCGGCGTTCTACGCTTCTGCGAAGGGCGTTCTGGTCACGAAAACCGCGAACACGGACATGGCGGCGCT